AGCCCGCTCAGAACGAGGGGGAGTCGCTGCGGCGCCCGTGAAGAACGGCGCGGCGGCGCTATGACGCCGAAACCAACGGCGGCTTGGGATTATGCCCGGTTCCGGGGGCGAGTGAACAATACGGAACAGGAAAAACAACAAAAACAAAAACAAGGGGTAAGCGCGGCCTTTTTCAAGCTGTCACAGCTAAATGAAAACAAGCCGCGCGGCCCCTTCGAGAAATAGAAACTATGGGCAGAGGGCAGCCGTTCTCTGCCTATCCTTCTGTTCCTCAACACAATAAACAGATGGAGGTATGAAGATGAACCATGAGGATATTCTGGAACTCGCGCGGGAAACGGCTGACAGGCTCGGCATACGAATCAAAGACCCCGCGCTTGTTCTGAACAACATGAAACCGGCTATCGGCATTACCACTATCCTTTATAACGAGGATTTTACCCTATGGATAGACAAGCGCTATATCGCTTACGGCGATAACTTCAAACCGGAAATTGTGTATGTCTTTGCCGACGAGGAACACGTTAGCGAAGAACTGCGGTCGGTAATCGGCAGGATAAAAACGGAGAAATCGCCCAATGCCTTGAAAACGCTGACGAGCGTTAAGGAACAGTTACAGCTTGCAAGCACAAATGGCTATGATTATGAGCTTACGACCAAAAGCGGAAAGGAGGGGCACAGATGATAAAACGCGGTGACATATATTACGCCGACCTGAACCCCGTCGTCGGCTCGGAGCAGGGTGAATACAGACCCGTCCTCGTGGTACAAAACAATTTAGGAAACAAGCACAGCCCCACGGTCATCGCCGTGCCGATAACCGGCAGGCTCAAAAAGAATCCGCTTCCCACCCATGTATTCCTGCCGAAATCCTGTGGGCTTGACAAGGATTCTCTGGTGCTGACAGAGCAAATCAGGGCGATAGACCGTTCAAGATTAGGGAACTACATAGGCTTTGCGGGAAAGGGCGCCATGTCGCAAATTGACAGGGCGCTTGCTATTTCCATCGGCCTTGATGAAAAGGAGGAGGAACGCAGATGAACGCAACCGTATTAAACGCCATGCGCGATGTGGATATACAAACCGTAGACCCCGCCACGCTCGCCGATATTCGGGAAGTCAAAGTCAACACGGCGCTTCCGAAACGGGAGCGCATTTTGGATTTTATCCGTCAAGTTAAAAACCCTTATTGCTACAAATGCGGGAAAATGGTGGTCAAGGTCAGCTTCGCCGACACCGAGGCCACCCTTGAAGATAAGCTGGAAAGCTATCTGCTGTCCCTGTGAGGGCAAGCCGGTAAAAAACTCTGGACGCCGCGCAAATCCTGTGCTATACTAATATACAGGACTAAGCGTGAAGCCCTTGTTGTTTATTGGTTTGCTGGCTAATAAACGATAAGGAGCAAATCGCATGAATAAGAATGATATTTTGAACCCGACAGCCGAGAGGACGTGGAAATGCGCCCTCTATTTGCGTTTGTCCAAAGAGGACGGCGACAAGGTTGAAAGCGACAGCATCACCAATCAGCGGGAACTCGTAACCAGCTACATCCATTCCCTTCCGAATATTGAAATCGTGTCAGAGCGTGTGGACGACGGTTTTTCCGGCGCCAGTTTCGACCGCCCCTCGTTCATCAAAATGATGGAGGACATTAAGGCAGGGCTGGTTGACTGCGTTGCCGTCAAGGATTTATCGCGCTTTGGGCGTAATTTTACCGAGGCCGGGAAATATCTTGAACAGATATTTCCGTTCCTCGGCGTCCGTTTTATCTCGGCGAACGACCGCCTTGACAGCATGGGCAGCAGGGCATACGGAGACAGGATTATTGTGCCGTTTAAGAATCTCATAAATGACGCCTATTGCCGCGATATTTCCATTAAAATCAGGAGCCAGCTCGAAGTTAAACGCAGAAAGGGCGACTTCATTGGCTCTTTTGCCGTTTACGGCTATTTGAAGGACGAAAACAACCGCAACAGGCTTGTCGTTGACGATTACGCCGCCGATATTGTCCGAAACATATTCAAATGGAAAATCGACGGCCTAAGTCAGCAGGGCATAGCCAACCGCCTGAACAATATGGGCGTTCTTTCTCCGATGGAGTACAAGCGGTCAATAGGGCTGAAATTTACCACGACATTCAAAATCAACGCGAAAGCCCTGTGGTCTGCCGTCGCCGTCGGGCGCATACTGAAAGACGAGGTATATATCGGCACGTTGGCGCAGGGCAAGCAAAGCACCCCGAACCATAAGGTAAAAAAGAATATCGCCAAGCCTAAAGAGGATTGGGTCAGGGCTTTCGACGCCCATGAGCCTATCGTGTCAAAGGAAGATTTTGAGCTTGCGAACAGCCTCATGCTGCGGGATATGCGCGTCGCGCAGGGCGAGGAAACAGTCTATCTGTTTTCGGGCTTGCTAAAATGCGCCGACTGTAACATGAATATGATACGCAAGACGGTTCCGAGCGGCGATAAGAGATATTTCTACTATATCTGCAAGAACAGCAAGCAAAAAACCTGCAAATCCCACAGTATCAGCGAAAAACTGCTTGAAGAATCGGTCGCGTCCTTTTTACGGGCCCATATCGGCATGATTCTTGACATTGAGCGGATATTGGCGTTTATCAACACCCTGCCCATCAAGCAGGAAGAAGTACAGCGGATTGATAAGCAGCTTTTGAAGCTGGATGAGGAAATCAATCGTTACAGGGAGTTAAAGGTTTCCCTGTATGAATCCCTGATGGACGGCATTATCGAGGAAAGCGAATACGCGGAGCTAAAGGAATCCTACTCAAAGAAGTGCGATGCGGCCGAGAGAGCGGCACTCCGGTTGAGCGGTGAAATCGAAAAGATACTCCGCAACAAAGGCGAGAAAAACTTTTGGATTGAGCAGTTCAAGCAACACGGCAATTTTACCGGGCTTACCCGGAAAATCGTCGTTTCGCTCATTGAGGGCATCATAGTCTACGAGGACAACCGAGTAGAGATAATCCCCAAATATAAGGATAAGTTTGAAAGCGCACTCAATTTCATTGCGTCGGTGAGCGAGCTTATCCCGATGGAAAATTTAATAAGGGAGGTAGTCTGAAATGGCAAGAAAAAGCAGAACTGCCGCCCCTGCTGCCCCTATATCGGCGTCAAAAGAGTACAATACCGCGATTTATGCCCGTCTATCGGTCGAGGACTGCCGCGATAAGGAAAGCGATTCTATTGAGAACCAAATCTACCTTATCAAGCAGTATATCGCGGAACGCCCTTACTTAAAGCTCCGCTCCGTCTTTTCCGATAACGGCGAAACCGGCACGAATTTCAACAGAGCCGGATTTACCGCTATGATGAACGCGGTTAGAGCCGGAAAAATTAACTGTATCGTGGTGAAAGACCTCTCGCGTTTTGGCCGCAATTACATTGAAACGGGCGAATACTTGGAGAAAATCTTTCCGTTCATGGGCGTTCGTTTCGTGTCGATTAACGACGGCCTGGACAATGAGGACGAAAACAGCAACACCGACGCCCTGATTGTCAGCCTGAAAAACCTGATAAACGACGTGTACGCAAAGGACATATCCCAAAAAATTATTTCCTCGTTGCGTACCAAACAGCTAAATGGCGAATATATAGGAGGCTTGCCGCCGTATGGCTATCAAAAGTCGGCGGAAGATTACCACCGCCTTGTTATTGACGAGGAAACAGCGCCGGTGGTGCGGGATATTTTCAAGTGGAAAGCCGGGGGTATGGGCGATACCGTCATAGCGCGGCGGCTGAACGAAATGGGCGTACCAAGCCCTATGAAACGCCGCGTTGAAAAGAAAGAGGTTGAAAAGACAGGCAACTGCCGCCTGTACCTCTGGCGTGACCGCGCCATCAGCCTGATAACAACGAATCCAATGTATATCGGCCACATGACGCAGGGCAGGACAAGACAGGCGTTATGTGAAAATATGCCGTTAAAAGGACAGCCCAAATCCGAGTGGATCATCGTTGAAAATACCCATGAACCTATCGTTGACGCCGTGACCTTTGAGAAGGCCCAAGAAGCGCGGGCGAACAATACTGGCGCGTTTTACCGGAACTACGATAAAAGCAAGCACATGAGCGGCGAAAACCATCTTTTCAAGGGGCTTTTGGTTTGCGCCGAGTGCGGCTCACGGCTTATACGCATGAAATCCCGCGCAAAACCCGTCAGCTACACGTTCCAATGCCCTGTCAAGCGTAAAAACTTGGGGACAAACTGTACCCACAAGGTTGTCAGCGAAGCAGGGCTTAACGCCGCCGCTTTGGAAGCGGTAAAGAAGAAAATAGCGGAAGCGGCCGACCTGACGGCAATCATTGAACGGCTGAACAGCCTGCGTTCCGATAACGACCCCGAAAACGGCGTTGATAAGCGTATGGCGAAACTGCAAAAGGAAATCAAACGGCTGACCAATCTGAAAGCCGCGCTGTATGAAACCTACGCCGGAAAGCTGATGACCGAAAGCGAGTACATCTACTCCAAGCAGCGATACACGAAGAAGATTGACGAAGCCCGGAAAACCCTTGAATTTTTGCAGGAGCGGAGCGTTACCCAAAACGAAACCCTCACGCCCAAAAACAGATGGTTGCAAGCCGTCAGGCGTTTTACCGAGCATGACGAGTTATCCTACGAGATGGTTCACACCCTCATAAGCCATGTAATCGTGTACGGCAATAACGAGTTTGACATCGTTTGGAACTTCAAAAATGAGTACGAGGCGCTTTGCGAATACACGGGGGAGGTGCCGGTATGACGGATTACACGGCCGCCCTTTATATCCGGCTTTCGCAGGAAGATGATAACATTGGGGAGAGCGACAGCGTAAAAAATCAGCGGGATTTACTCACCGCTTTCGCAATGAATCACCCCGAACTATCCAAAAGCAGGCTCTTGTATTTCGTAGACGACGGCTATTCTGGCACGAATTTTGACAGGCCGGCCGTCAAAGATATGCTGGAGCAAGTCCGAAAAGGCAAAATCAACTGCATTGCTGTCAAGGATTTTTCCCGTTTCGGCAGAAATTATATCGAGGTCGGCGGCTACTTGGAGCAGGTTTTTCCATTCCTCGGCGTTAGATTTTTGTCGGTCAACGACCATTTTGACAGCAACGACAACAAAGGAAGCTCGGCGGGAATTGAGGTCGGGTTCAAGACCCTGCTCCACGACTTGTACAGCAGGGATTTGTCGGTGAAGTCCAAATCGGGCAAGCTGGCGAAAACCCAAAAGGGCAAACACATAGGCAGCACAGCGCCTTTCGGGTATGTGAAATCAAAGACGGTCAAAAACGCATGGGAGATAGACGAAGCGGCGGCTGTGACAATCCGCAGAATTTACGCTTTGGCTCTTGAAGGGATGGGTATAACCGAAATCGCCAAGACGCTGAACGCCGAGGGTTTCCCCACTCCCCTGACCCATCGTAAAAACAATGACAGACTTGAAGGCGTGGCAATCAACCTCGTTGATGATGTGCCTTTATGGAGGCCGCCCAATGTTACGCGGGTTCTCCGTGACGAGAGGTACGCAGGCAAGCTCATCACGGGAAGAACGAGCAAAAGCAAGTTCGGTGTCAAAAAGACTACGTTCCACCCCAAAGAGAAATGGCTTGCCGTACCGGACGCGCACGAGCCGATTATTCCGCAGAAAACCTTTGACGCGGTACAGGAAATACTCGGCCCCTACAACCAAAGAACCATCCAAAAGACAAACGCAAACATATTCGCGGGCAAATTGTTCTGCGGTCATTGCCGCCATGCGTTACGGCGATATGGAGGGCTTAACCCCAAGTATGTGTGCCGGTCGAGCATGGAATTGGGCGAAAACTGCCTACCCGGCGTGATATATGAGGCCGCGATTGCCGAGGCTGTTATGGCGGCGGTAAAGGCGGAAATCGACTTGGCGGCTCTTGCCAAGAAGCAAGCGGATAAGCATAACAAACTGCTGTTCGGTGAGCGTGAAAAGCTGTCGGAGCAAATAAAGAAATTATCCGCTGAAATATTGCGGCTGAAGAACGGCAGGGAATTTCTTTTTGAGGAATACGCAGGCGGCGGGATTGCCAAAGAGCAGTTTATATCGAAAAAAGCTGAAATTTCCGCTACCGTAGAGGGCGCCGAAACAGAGATAGCGAGGTTGTCAGGTGAAATTGACAGACAGGAACAGAACACGAAACAGAATGAAAAACACAAAATGTTAAGTCCGTTTGCAAAAGCAAGCAAACTAACGCCGGAGATTATGGCGTTGGTGGATGGCATTTATGTGTTCGGCAGCGCCCATATTGAAATCAGGTTTGCCTTTGCCGATGAACGAGAACGGGTATAAGTATCAGAGATAGGAAGGGCGTTTCGCCAAGAAACCTCCTTCCTATCGTGCCGTTCATGTGAGCAAAAAATATTTTAGATTTTTTTTAGTTTTATCTTGACAGACGCTAACAACGGCGTGGATACGGTGGCCCAAAGTACGAACAACGATATGATGGGATTCTTGAACCTTTTTAACGAATGGCACAGCAGGGATACCAGTAAAAAAGTGAAAGCGACGAAAAAGGTCTGCTATGAAAACGGCAAATATTTGGGAA